ACGGCAAGGCTTACAAGCACATTGACGATCAGTGGACTTTTGACATTTCAATGCTTGCTGACTGGGGCGCAACAGGTTCACTTTGCGAGGCACTTTGGACAGCTTGCGAAACAGCACCAAACACAACGCTGGCTGTTTCAATGACAGCGGTTACAGGCGCAGTTTTTGCATTTAACGTAATGCCAGTGTTTCCAAGCGTCGGCGGTGCAGCACCAGATGCACAGACCGTTGACCTATCATTTGTCGTAGTGGGAACACCTACTGAGACATTTAGCTAAAAACTACTAATCGGGAGACAAAATGAAACTACCAATCACAATTGAATACACAAACGGCGATCAGATCACTTACACAGCTGCACCGCCAGAGTGGGTCAAATGGGAGAAGCACACAGGACACACAATTGCACAGGCACAGGAAAAGATCGGTATTTCTGATCTTGTATTTCTTGCCTATCACGCCATGAAACGTGAAGCAGCTGGAAAGCCTGTTAAGCCTCTTGACATTTGGACAGAAGGTATTGCTGAGGTAATCGTAGGTGAGGCAAACCCAAAAGCTACGCCGTCGGAAGCCTTAGCAGAATAGTTTGGGAGGTAGCCTTGGCGACAGGGCTACACCCAGATGTTTTTGAGACAGCCGAGGACATACTTACCGTCATTGAGATTTTGGAAAGGCGAGCAAATGGCTAAAGATGCAATCAGCTATGACAAGGCTGAGCTGCGCGCCATTACTCGATCTTTTAAGGCTATGGACGACGAGGCGTTAGACCAAGCCAAAGAGGCAACGTCTGCCCTTGCTACTTATGTGCAGGGGAAAATTAAGTCAGCAGCTAGTACCAAAACGCGCAACCTTATTGACAACCGCGTTGCGGACGGCTCAAAAGTTTCTAAATCATCAAAAATTGGTGAGATCAGTTTTGGTTACGCATCACAGAAGCTAAGTGGTGGCGCAAGCACGCAACAAGTCTGGGGCGGAGTTGAGTTTGGTTCTAACAAATACAAACAGTTCCCAGTGTGGTCAGGTCGAGAAGGTCGAGGGTCACGCGGTTGGTTTATTTATCCAACCTTGCGAGCTGCGCAACCTGAGATCATTAAGCAGTGGGAACAGTCATTTAACAAGATAGTTAAGAGGTACAACTAATGGCTGGAAGTCGTACCCTTAAACTCTCAATACTTGGAGACGTTGACAACCTCAATAAATCGCTTAAAGCTGCCAGCAAAGATGTTGACACTTTTGGCGACAAAATGGGCAAGGTTGGCAAAATGGTTGGCGCAGCTTTTGCAGCTGCTGCCGCTGCCGCTGGTGCTTACGCAATCAAGATCGGCGTTGAAGGCGTCAAGGCGGCAATCGAGGACGAGAAGGCACAGACACAGCTTGCGGTCGCCTTAGAAAACGCCACAGGTGCTACAAAGGCACAAATTGCTGCCACTGAGCAATCAATTTTGCAAATGTCTTTGGCAACTGGTGTGGCAGATGATGAGCTGCGCCCAGCTTTGGGACGGTTGGTCAGATCAACCTCAGATACAGAAAAGGCACAGCAACTACTTGCCACAGCTTTAGACATCAGCGCAGCCACAGGAAAGCCGCTAGAAAGCGTTGCAAATGCTTTGGGCAAGGCTTATGACGGCAATACAGCATCATTGGGCAAACTAGGCATTGGTTTATCAGCTGCTGAATTAAAGACCATGAATTTCACTCAGGTGCAGGGCAAATTGTCAGACCTGTTTGGCGGTGCAGCAGCTCGTAACGCTGACACTTACGCAGGGCGCATTGCTCGCATGCAAATTGCATTTGATGAGGCTAAAGAAACAATTGGCTTTGCGCTATTGCCAATCCTTGAAAAGCTTATGGGTTTTATCAATAACAATGCTTTGCCAATCATCAACGCATTTAGCGGTGCTTTTAGCCTCAACGGAAATGGTCTTGGCGGTGTCATCACAACACTTGGCAACATCATCACTAGCGTATTTACGCCAATCATTAATGGCATGATTAAAGCGTTTGGGTATGTTCGAGATGCAATCGGTGACAACCTCGACACTTTCAAGGAATTTGGCGCATTGATCGCAACCTATGTTGCACCAGTCATAGGCACAGTTTTGGGCGGTGCGTTACAGGTTGCAGGCAAAATCGCAGGCGGCGTCATTGACGTCATTGCTGGTGTTGTTAAAATTCTCAACGGCTTAATTTCAGGTGCGGTTGCAGGTATCAATGCTTTAATTTCTGCCTATAACGCAATACCGTTTCTACCAAACGTTAGCAAGATTTCAACACCGACGGTTAGCGTGCCTACAATTAAGACACCAACAGTGCCAACAACAGCGACGACTATTCCAAAGATTTCAGCACCGTCAGGCGGTGGCGCAACGACCACGTCAGGCGGTAGCGGTGTTTCAACAGCTGCAAAAGTGGCTGCAACCGCTGCCGCTGCGACGACTGGTTTTATAGGTTCAGCTGAGTCTCGCGGGTTGTCAGATAGAGCAAATTCTGAGCGTCTTGGTTTAGGTACAACAATCAACCTGACCGTAACTGGGGCGTTTGATAAGGAAGGCACAGCACGCACAATTGTTGACACATTAAACAACAGCTACTATCGCGGCACAGGCGGCGCAACTAACCTGCAAATAGCATGACCCAATGGACGCCAGTTTGGCTGGTAGAGATCGACGGCGTTTCATACACAAACGCGGTTTTGGCTAACCTAACAATCAGATCAGGTCGAACAAACATTTACGAGCAAGCCCAAGCAGGTTACGTCAATTTGCAGCTGCTAGACGTCAATCAGGCGACAATACCTGTCAACATCAACAGCACCATTTCAGTGCAGGTGCAGGACACATCAAGCACATACGTCCCAATCTTTGGTGGCACAGTCGTTGACATTGCTGTTGAGGTTCGCGACGTAGGCAGCACAATGTTCACCCAGACATACAGCATCACAGCACTTGGCGCGTTGTCTCGTTTGCCAAAGGCGTTGACAAATGGCGTGCTGTCTAAAGATTTTGACGGCGATCAAATCTGGACAATTTTGTCAGACCTATTGCTTAACACTTGGGCAGAAGTGCCAGCAGCTTTAACGTGGGCAACGTACGACCCAACGACAACATGGGCAACAGCAGAAAATGTTGGTCTAGGTGAGATCGATCGCCCTGGTGATTATGAGTTAGCTGCTAGGTCTAGTGAGCGCACAGACGTTTATTCTTTGGTATCAAAGCTTGCAACGTCAGGTCTTGGCTACATTTACGAGGACGCATTTGGGCGCATTTCTTACGCTGATGCAACACACCGCAGTTTGTACCTATCAAACAATGGCTATGTACAGCTGACAGCCAACCAAGCACGCGCAGCTGGTTTGCGCGTTGAAACAAGGGCAGGCGACGTACGCAATAACCTGACTATCCAATACGGTGCAACCAGCAGTGCAGAGCAAAGTGCCAGCGACGCAGACTCGATTTTGCAATACGGCACGTTGTCCCAGATCATTTCAACAACCTTGCACAACTCAGCTGATGCGACTCAACAGGCAAATTTCTACCTTGACTTGCGCAAAACACCGCAGGCAATCTTTAGTGAGATCACGTTTGACCTGACAAACCCAGAGCTAGACGACAGCGACCGTGACAACCTCATTGGCGTGTTTATGGGTGAGGCGTTGGCAATCAATGACCTACCAGCAAATATGGGCGGTATCTTTCAGGGCTTTGTTGAGGGCTGGTCATTTCAGGCGTCGTACAACCAACTTTCGATCACTCTTAACATTTCACCAGTGGCTTACTCATTGCAGGCTTTGCAGTGGGACGAAATCTCAGCTGCATTTACTTGGTCGGGCGTGTCGCCAACACTCGACTGGGCGCGTGCGACAATAGTGGTCTGATAAGGAGACACAATGACAAACCCGACAAGCAATTTTGGCTGGCAAATGCCAACCTCGACGGATTTAGTAACGGACTTGCCTGCCGATTTTGAGGTATTTGGTCAAGCTGTTGACACTTCATTGGCTGACCTTAAAGGCGGCACAACAGGTCAAGTGCTATCTAAGGCAAGCAACACAAACATGGATTTTACTTGGGTCACGACAGATGATGCCAATGCAATCCAAAACTCAATTGTTGACGCAAAAGGTGACTTAATTGGTGCAACAGCAAATGACACACCAGCACGCCTTGCAGTAGGCACAAACGGTCAGGTGCTTACCGCTGACTCAACGGCTGCAACTGGTTTGGCATGGGCAACTGCTTCAAGCGGATCATCTTATGTAGCAGGCAAAAACTTAATTATCAATGGTGGTTTTGACATTTGGCAACGAGGCACAGGTTCAATTGCTTTAGGTGCAACAGGTGATTACACCGCAGACCGTTGGCAAGGCTATCGGTCATCTGGTAGTACTAGTACAGTTTCGCGACAAGTAACAGGCGATACGACTAATTTACCTTTTATTCAGTATTGTGCCCGTGTACAACGCAATTCGGGAAATACAAGTACCGCTAGTATTCTTTTCGTAAATAGTTCTGAAACAATCAATTCAATTCCTTACGCTGGCAAACAAATTGCATTTTCTTTTTATGCTCGCGCAGGTGCAAACTTTTCAGCAACATCATCACAACTAACTGTTCAACTGCAAACAGGCACAGGCACAGATCAAAATGCCTTAATGACAGGCTACACAGGTTTGACCAATGCAGTTAATAGCACTGCAACATTAACGACCACTTGGCAGCGTTTTACCTATACCGCAACACTTGGCGCAACTATTACAGAAATTGCGCCTTACTTTACTTTTGCGCCAACGGGTACGGCTGGGGCTAATGATTACTATGAAATTACAGGAGTGCAAGTAGAAATCGCTGCGACGGCTAGTGCGTTTAGCCGTAATGCAGGAACAATCCAAGGAGAATTAGCCGCTTGTCAGCGTTACTATTGGCGTGCAGGTGGAGATGCCTTGTATCAGTACTTGGCAAATGGTGGATTTTTAGGTGTTAATGCAGGATTTGCTTTGGTCAATAATCCAGTCACAATGCGAACAGGTCCAACATCAGTTGATTTTTCAACTCTTGGAGTTTATGACTACGGTTCAGCGTATACACTAACTAATTTAACACTTTCAACAGGTGGTAAAACTGCTAATTTAGTTGAAACAACTCAAGCAGGTGGCGGAACAGTTGCGAGACCATTTCTGTTAAGAACAAACAATTCAACCAGTGCCTATCTAGGCTTTAGTGCGGAGTTATAAAAATGGATAATGTCACTTATGTAACCGATACAAACGGCGTTGAACACATCATTATTGACCGAGGCAACGAGCAATACACTTCAATGACTAAGGCTTTTTATGACGAGCAACAAGCGAAACAATCCACACCAATTGTGACGGCTGATGAGTAACTATCCTGACGGCACAAATGCCCGACTGATCGAGGTCGCAGCAGCTGAGGTTGGAACAATTGAGGAAGGCAACAACCTCACCAAGTACGGCAAATTTATGAAGGCAGACGGTTTGCCGTGGTGCGGAAGTTTTGTTAATTGGGCTTGCTCACAGGCACTCATCAAGATACCTAACGTCGTCAGCACGGCTGCGGGCGCACATAAATTTAAGGAAATGCAACGTTGGTCAACTATGCCTCAGCTTGGCTATTTGGCATTTATGGACTTTCCACATGACGGCGTAGATCGCATTTCACACATTGGCATTGTTGTCGGACTTATTGACACAAAGACATGTTTGACCATTGAAGGCAATACGTCTGGGACAGGCGATCAACGCAATGGTGGCATGGTTATGGTCAAGGTCAGATCGTACGGAGAGGGCAAGGAGATCGTCGGTT